TTAAAAACCTTATCCTTGAATACACAAGTGATTACGGTCGACAGCTGACTATTAAAAAGCCATATGTAAAGTTTGCTGCTTTACTGCTTCAGCTTACGCAGCCTGTGCCTGCCAAAGAAAAGGCTCGTTTAGAAGCATTAAATAACTTTAATAATCATCTAAAAGAATTAGATAAGAATCTAGATCCAAGCAACTATAATCTCTTGGATCCTGAATATCGTCCTACGTATCTTACTCGCAAGCTTAAAAAGAAGAAGGATACTGCCAAGGCAAAAGGCAAGAGTGGGGCAAAAGAAACTCAAAAAGAAACTACGGAAAAGAAGCAGAAAACTGCTGAATGGGAATTCGCCAAAAAACACATTGAGTTAAGTTTCAAGAATTTTGAGTTCTCTGCAAAGCAAGAAGACAATCTGCAATCAAATATTGCCAATACTATTGGAAAGCCTTTGTACGAAGGATACACACAGTCTTCCGAACCCAGCCGAGAAGTTACAAACTACAAAGTAGGCATTTCTTCAATGCTTGCGCATATTTGGCAAGCTCGGTACAACTATGCCCTTAAAAAGATTGCCAAGGATGAAAACCTGGTTCGCATCGGAGGAAATCCGGATGGCACATTAAAAGCAGATTCTAAGGATCCTCTGACCGGGCATGCTAAATTTGGCTATACCCCGGACCAAATCAAGAGGGCAAAAGCATTTGCAGACAAAGCTGTTCCTCTTGCAAAAATCGGTGTTGGGCAGGACAAGATGACCATTAGCTTGTTCAGCCATAACGGCAAAGCAAAGCAGGGCGGATTAAAAATTACTCCCATGGGCAAAGGATTGTCCATCCAATTGGGAGAACGCTCTGTTTCAATGCCTGGTGTGTCTTTTGACCCGAGAAGCATCTTTGCTCTGGGAGACACAGCTTCTTTCAACAATCCAGTAATGCTGGAAGAAGTCTTCAAGCATATGCTGACTATTTATGATGGCAGTGCAGGAAGTCCTTCTCGTATCCGAGAACTTAGTGAATTTGCCGCCAAGACCTTGAATACAATGATGCTGACTCCTGAAATGGGTACCCCATTCTGGTTGGCAGATGTTGTGCAAAAGACCTTTGATGTCCTATCCAATGAAGACGATGGTTTCATGGAAGACTACATCAAAGACATGGAAGCCACGCTTAAAAAGCAGGAAGAGCTGCAAAAGAATTCTCAGAATTCTTCTGAAGATGCTTCTGATCAAAAGATCGATGATCTCATGGATCTTGCGAAATCGTTGTCAACCCTTCGAATTGTTCTGGATCATTCTGCTGATCCTAATGTTGCAGATGCAGATTTCACTCCCGCTGAAGAAATTAAAGAATATATTCGCAGAATCAATCCGAAGCAGAATAATAGTCTTCTTAAGCTTGTTTCTGATAATCTTAATGAGTTAAAGCTTCAGCGTATTGCTCGTGTTCGGGCAATCAAGCGTTTCGGAATGTCTTCTGAACAATTTGCAGGAGGACACAGGCCTGTATTTACAATTGAAGACGAAAATGGCAAAACGCACGATTACACACTCAGCGACCTTGAAAAGGATCCAGAGTTAGCCAAATATCGTCAGATTCCTTTACCTTCATCTGGAGAAAACTTAAATCTCTTCGAGCATTATCTAGCAACACCTGAAGAACAGGCTAATATTCTGAACCAGTACTATGATGAAGAACTTGCCAGGTTGCATGGAAGCAAGTCTGAAATTTCTGTCGCAGCACGAAACCAGGAATCTATTGTTCTGAATTCGTCTACTCTGACTACCTTAGGCAGGTGGTTCAAGAGCACTTCTTCGGGAAGAACCATCAATGATGTTCGCATGCACAACATCATTAAGTCTTTATTGACAGAAACTCCCACTCACAAAGCATTCCTTTCTGGAACCAAGGTGACTTTCTGGCATGACAAACAGCAAATGCTGGATGCTATTCAGAAAGATAATCCTGGCATTACTCCGGATTTAAATGCAGAAGGTGCTTATGCCCTTGGTTCAGATACTATCTATATCCTGCTCAGGCATGGACAGGAACAAAGCGGATTCTTGACCGACCGAGTCAAGCGCATCCTTTTGCATGAAACGATTCATGCTGCAATCAGCAAAGCTCTTGCTGCTTATAGCGCTGGATCCAAGGATAAAGTCTTACAGCAGACAGTGCAAAGCCTGCAAATCAGTATGGCTGCATTCTTAGACAATGCGCAAAAAGAGATTCTTAATGGCTATAACTTGTCTCAATCTGCTCTTACAGGTTTGGAGACAATTAAGAATTTAGTTGCCGCAGGAAAGAACTTAGAAGCATTGAATGAGTTTGCTGCATATGTTCTTTCAGATGCAAGTCTTTGGAATCTTATCAAGCATCAAAGCAGAAAAGACATCGAAACTTCTTTAAAGAACCTTGATCCGAAGACTGCTTCTGCTCATCTCTCTGTCTTGGATTCGTTGGTTAATTCCTTCAAGAGGATTATTGCAGAGCTGGCCAGGTTAATTGGAATTAACACAGCTAAATTCCAGTGGGTCGCAGAATTTGGACTTCTGGATTCTAAGAAATCCTACAATAACGCTGAAGTTCTGTTGTCCTCAGTAAAGAACCTTGCGGAAATTAGCCGGACAATCCAATTGGATCCGAATACTCCGAGATCAATTTTATTCTCTTTGGATTCTTCTGTTGCTGAAAACGGGTCTTCTCCTGCTTCTTCGGAATTTGTGCATCGGTTTGTTAACCAAATTCTTCCGCACATTAACATTACCCCGGCAAATACTCCTGGGTTAAATGCACTGAATGCATTAAACAGTGAGGCAATGTTGGTATTCGGATTGTCTCAGGATGACTTGAATGCAATGAATATTGCTGCTGCAACAATCAATGCAGGCAAAGCATTCTCTTCAGCCCAGTACAACCAAATTAACCGTATCTACCAGAATGCCCGGGATAATTTGAAACCTGATATGTTCAAATCCATGGGCAAGGAAAAACTGGATACGTTGTTTAATTCGAAGTTTCCGGCTGATCTTAAGATTCCTTGTTTCGCTGCTATGGCTATGGCATCTCCTGAGGTTCAGGAAGCTCTGCGTAAAGTGCCGAGAACCAAGTATGCCAAATCTACCCAGGGTGTTACTCTGGATCGTTTGTTACTGGATACAGGCAATATTCTTATTGATGGCTTGCAGAGAAATCTTGCAGGAGCAAGAGGCAATAATGCTAAAGCAGAATTGAATTCTGTTATCAATTTTGCTGTGCAGAATGTTGTATCCATGAACCAGCAGAAAAAACAATCCGCATTTATGAAAGCGCTAAACAAAGCCAATGATGCCATTGTTTCTTCCGTTGGTAAAGCAATGGATGTTATTTCTCCCAATACCAAAGGAATTAGAAAAGCAGGCCATATTGCTATCCAGGATATGTTAAATACATCTGAGAAGACTCCGGATTGGCTCAGGAAACTTATCCTTGATATTCTTCCTTCTGATTCTCGTGAAACTCCGTCTGAAATTTACAACCAGCTTGGAGCAGCCAAAACCAGGATTGACCAAATTCGCCAGAGAACTTTGGAAATCATGCCTCGTGGCTTGAAGCGATTATTCAAACAACCTCTGACCAAAGAACAGGACAAAGCTATTTACGATACTTTCCTTCGTACAGATCTTTGCAGTGTTTATGACTATGACACTGCAATCAAATATGTTAAGAATTCCACTGCGCGTAAAGAACGGATCCAGCAATTAAAAGCTACTTTGAACAATACTTTTGAATTGCGTGCCTGTGAACAGCTTGCTGACTACTTGGCAACAGGAAAACAAACTCCTGGAATGTATTTCAATGCTTATTCCATTCTGCACAAGAGTGTCAACATGGGATTGCAGAAGTTCGGAAAAGAAGTCCTTAGGAACGGTTCTCCGTTGAACAAACATGTTAAAAACATGGATGAACTGCTTTCTTTAATGGCACTGGATAAAGTAGACAACACAGAAGTTATCAATCTCTCTGAAACTGAAACTACTGGGTTAAAAGGAATTTATACAGCGCAAAAGCAGGCTTTGGACTTTGAAGAACGTCGGTCGCTTCGAGACGTCTCAATTAAAAAGTACATGAATTCCATTAAAGGATATTCACCGATGTCTCAAACCACCGAAGTTTCTTTGGTGTACTCCTGGACAGATATGAGCAAGCAAGGATACATTCAGTCCAAAGAAAATAAATATATCTGGTATTCGCCTTTTGGTGGAAATTCCAAATTTAATGAGGGATTGGTTCGGCACATTCATCCTTCTTTCCGTGGGGCAGTTCTTTCCAATGGATCCAGTCAGAATGGCTTTGGCAGTCTTTCTTATGGGAAAGACGGGCATTTTGCCAGTTTGGTTGCAAAGGAAGGAATCACATGCAGGCGAGTTTATGGTGACTATGGAGTGGTTGCAGAAGAGCCTGTGCTTCCTGAAGCATTGATCAACAAGTACATCAAACCAGAATACTCTGCTACCGAACAGGTATCCAAGTATTTTGGGCGTACGGCTGAAGAATCTGAGGCTACGGAAGTAAGCATGGGAGCCATCAGGACATTGGCTCAGGCTTGGCTTACGGCTTCTGCTACGGATGTTCGTCCGAGAGAATGGGTTAATTTGTATGAGCTTGCAAAGAAAAATGTATTGATTGCGGAAGCTTTGAAGATGCTTCCACAAGAATTGAAAGAATACATTAAGGAGCAGTATGGAGAAGAAAATGTCTTCATGGTTCCCAGGAACCAAATTGATGAAATCATTGGTTTCAGGAACTTCTCTGTTGTAGACATTTTCTCAGGGAAAACAAACATTTCCCCGAATACCCAAAAGTATATTGTTGGGACGCTCCAAGCTCTTATGGGACCCAAGGCAGCTTACTATCTGAAGAATGGTGAAGCACTTATTCAGAGAGGTGTTTCCCTGGCAAAAGACAATATCTTAGTGCGTTCAATGACTGTTTTAGCTGGAAATATTGTAGGCAACTTCCTTGAATGCATGTCTTATGGCATGGGTCCTGTTGCAATCTACAAAGGTGCTCGCAGGATCCAGGGTGAAGTTGAATCCTATATTCGCAATTTGATTGACATCCAGGAATGGAAAGCTCAACAGCTTGGATATGCTAAGGGTTCTAAAGAATACCAATACTTGCAGGATAAGATTGATGGATCTATGTCAGCCAATGCCCACAGTGATATCTATGAATTAATTGAATGGGGACATTTGAATACCATTGAAGACATGGGTGTTATGTCGGATGACCTGAAGATCTTTTCAGGAAAGCTCGCTGAATATCATGAACAGCTTATGGGCAATGCTCCTGAAATGCTTCAAACAATTGAAAAATATGGAGCCATCACCAAGAATAGTGCTTTGTATCTCGGACTTTCCAAGGCTCTTCTGTACGGAGATTTCATTGCAAAACAGTTGCTTAAAGAACATCTTGAAGCCCAGGGTATGAGCAAGGAAGAAATTCGGAATGAAATTCGGGATGCTTTTGTAGACTACAACAGGTCTGCAGGACGAGTTCGTCAGTATCTTGAAAATTCCGGATTGCTTTGGTTTGGAAACTACAAGCTTCGTACTGTTCGTGTGGTAGCAAGGCTTGCTAAGAGGAATCCTTTGTTCTTACTGCTGGCTACCGTAATTCCTACAACCATGGGAATCAACAATATCCTTACTGACAACTTTGTTGGCAACTTATTCAACGGTAATTTGGCTAATGCAATAGGACCGGGCATGTTCTTCCATTCATTTGAAATGCATCCTTGGTTGTAAAAAGGAATAAATAGTATAATTAAGCACCTTTAATTAAAAGGAATGAACCAATGAAGAAAGATGATTTTGATGAGTTCTTTAGCGCAATGGTCCAGATGCTTAAGGAAGCTGCTGAGGAAGACAATGAAGAACATAAGGACGAAAAGAAAGAGACTGAAGTGGATGGATCCTTCTCTTCGGTCTGGAGCGCTTACACGAGCAGTGAAAATGCAGAACAGCGCATTATCTGTGTTTCTAGGCAGAAGTGGATTTGTGAAGGTTCCCTAATGGGAGTCTGTGCAAAGGAAGACTCGATTGGAAGGACTATGCCTTATTGGTACGACATTGACAAGGGAGAAGAAACCAAGTATCCCTACAATGTGTGCGATGAAGATATGTTTGCCAATGACTGGATCTTGATTAATTAAGATCGATTAGGCTATAATACTTTTGTTGATTTGATTTAGCCTCCAAGTGAATTCCCCCAGTAAGATTGCAGTCTTGCTGGGGGATTTTATTAATATTTATCATAAATTATTAATAATTTCAGTCCTGTTTGATTCCGTTGTATTTATTTAATTCAGCTTCTATTTCAGTCAATTCTCTGATGGCATAAGTAAGGCTTGTCTTTATGATCTCTGGTTCATCCAGATGATCCAAAGCTGTAGCCAGAAGAGAAATAGAGAATTCCACCTTGGATCCAAACTCTTCCATGTCCTCATACATGCCTAGAAGCTGGAGAGTATCCCTGATCTTCTCAAAGTTCATTTGAATTCCTTGTATTGAAGCTGATCTAAAGCAGAGTATATAGGATAAATTTTCTTTCTCAGTTCTTTGCTTTTTTGCATTAATTCTTTGATTGCTTCTTCATTCAAATCCTTGACTTCTTGCAAAGCAATTTCCAGGCAATCTTCAAAACCTAGAATGCAAAAATAAAGTGCTTGAATATCACAAAGCATTCTAGTTTTAGTGCCTTTATCTGCTAATCCAAACAGGTTCATGGCATCAAAGAGCTTTTCATATTCTTCTGGGGTCATCATTTCTATCTCCAAATAAAGTAATCCCTTGGATCTTTCGTTCTGATCTGCGCACAGACCTCACCGATTGATCCAAGGGAAATAAATCAACGCACTGATTTGATAAACTTCTGGAGACCGTCTACTTGGAGGATGAGTTCGTCTGCTCTTTTAGCGCACTGAGAAGAGAATTCAGCAAGGTCTCCAACCTCGTTTGCCACTTTGGTTCTTCCGGAGGAATCATCAAGGACGGAGGAGGTTCTTGCATTCTTGGGCATTCCAGAGGAAGAGATTGCTGCGAGTTGCTTGCGCAGCTGCTTAACAAGCTTGTCATTATTCCTGACAATAGAATCAAGCTTTTTCCTGTATTCAGCTTCCTGTTCATCGGACAGCTTTCTCCATTTCTCTTCCTGGCTCCTTGCTTCGATGACAGCTTCTTTGTACTGGCTGTCTATTGCCAGGAGCTTGGACTTGTAATGGGAGGATGTCACTCCGTAGCCAAGAATGCATCCAACCATTACAAGAGTTCCGTAAATACTAAGCGCCCGTAGATCCAAAGCCACCAGTCCTCTTAGTATTGACCCGGTCAGTATCTACTCGCAGGTAGGAGTGGAACACTCCCTGACCCAGTTTTTGATCCTTTCGAATGGTGATATCCCAAGGCATAAAATTATAAAAGGGAAAGCCAATATCACCATCGTTAGAAGGATTGCCGAAATAATCAGAATCAACCACACCCACACCGTTTGCCAGAACAAGACCAAGCTTCCTCGGATTAGAAGACCGGTTGAAGATTTCCAGAACTTCGTTAGGACGCATCTTGGCTTTGACATGGGAATGAACCGTAGTAGGATAAATGGGTTTACCAAAAAAGATCTTCCTCAGAAGACCTTTCCAGAAAGAGGGGATAGTCACATCCTCGGGAGCGAAGAAGTCATATCCTGCAGAGAACTGGGTAGCACGTTCAGGAAACTTGAAATCCTGGTCTTTGTAATCCTTGACCTTAGCAAAGTAACGATGAAGTGGGATTGCCATCTTATTCCTTTAAAGTATAGAAAATGCTTGACATACACAAACACAGAAGTATAACAAAAGTACTGCAAAAAGAATAGCAGCTTCGTAGTGTTTGCAGTTAAACACTACCATAAAAGAACCTAAGATGATCCAGTATTTAATTCGGATCTTAAGAAGTTCAATCTTAAATAGAACCCATAAATATAAGAAAAAATCCTTTGTACATTCAAAGGTATTTTTAAATTTAATTAGAAATTGCATTTTCTTCCAGATGAATGATCCTAAGTTCAATCATGTGAGCCAGGTAAACAAAGAACTCACCGATTGAATTCGAGGGTTTTACAGCATCCTTGAGAAGATCATTCTTGGAATTGCAGGAATACACACAGATAGCTCCCCAAGCTCTTGGATTGTGCTTTGCTAAATGTGAAGAGGCTTTCTTTGCATCCTGGTAATACCACATGGCTTTCTCAAGGTCTTCTTTCTCATGTCCTTTGAATGGTGCTCTGGCAACATACTTGAACATGTTTCCGAAATTGAATCCAAGCATTCTGCAGATGTTGATTGGTTCAACATACACAGAAGCCTGGGTGTAATGCTGGGGATGATTAACGTTGTCTTGCATCAGTTTGTTCCTTATATTCCTGTTCCCAGTCCTCTAAGTGATCCTCAAATTTATCCCGGGTGTCTTTTAATTGAAAGTACACCCAGGACAATATTTCCCAAGGACTTCCTTTGGCAGGAATCTTGTCTACTTGTTCAATCACTTGGTTCAAGGATTCAAGAGCATCTCTGCTTTGAACTAGAAGAGTTTTATTGATCATTCTTTCCAAATCTTTGGCATTTCTTTCCAAGCAAAGACATCAGAATCCCAACTACGAAAACCGGTGTATTTGTCATAAGTAGCTACAGTTACAGTATCCTGTTGATTAAGGTGTATGGCACAAAAATATGAACCATCTTTTTCAGGTTTTATTTCTGGATAAGGATGCCAACCATCAGCAAGTTCTTGGGCTGGTTCTGTTTTAAAATACCAAATACCATAATTATCTCCAGCAAAAGACGCTTGAATACACAGTGAAGTACCTTGAGAATCTGATGCGGCATTCAATTCTGTAATTCCAAAAAGAGCGTTTATTAATTCTCGCTCTGTTTTATCTTTAATCCTGTACTTCATTTGTATCTCCTTATTGGAACTCAATCATGTGATTTTGTATTTGGGATTAATAATCCCATCCCTGTCTGCATCTTTACTTGGATCCCACAATGGAAATTTTAACTGAGGATTTTGTACACCCAAATTAGTCTTTTTGGGCTTACAACGCTTATTAGAAGGGTTTTGTATTCCCGTTTTAGCCCTTTCGGGTTTACTACGCTTGTTGGAAAAATAAATATCTCTGGCAATCCATGCTCGTTCTCGATTACTGTATTCGACGCTTCCGTCATAGCCTTTGTATTTCATCACCAGTCCCATCCTTCATTTTTTATTGAAGTCATACCAAACATTGTCATAATGGGTAACCTTGAATCCTGCAATACGTGCTTGCATTAAAAGCCACATTCTGTTCACATGGTAATAGTCAGCTAAATCAAAAGAACTGACTCCCATAAGATTAGAAGAGTTTTTAACAATCTTCATTAATTCTCCTCGATCCAAGGCATCCAAAAACTTGGCTCGGAAATATAGTTCTTTTAAAAAATACAGAATTGTACCAATAGCACCTAAGGCTATAGGAATACTCATGCAAAACAGTAAAGCAATTACTTCTGCATGTTTGCTATCCATGGTTGGTTTTCTCTCTTGCGTCTGCTTTGGCAATGCGAAGACGAACCATCAGATTGATCAAAGCAGCCCTGGTTTCCATAAGAGATGCAGTCAAGACACCTGAATTGAATTCAGTAATATCTTTGATCCAGGCAGAATCAATATCCTGGAGAGTTTGTTTAGCTTTTTCAAGCTCAGGAAGATACTTCTCTGTAATTTCATTAATGGTTGTTTCTTGCATTTAATTCTCCAGAACAGTTTTCTCAGGTGCCTGGGCATATTCAGCCCTGTAAGCTTTGAGTTCAATAACTCGTTTTTCAATCCAATCCAGAACATCAAATGTTGAATAAGAATTCGTTTGAATATCCCTGATGGATTTAATAAGATCCACACGAGACTTCAGCTCATCGATTTTTTTGTTCACAAGAGGTTCGATCATCTCTTTGCTTGCCCTCATTCCATAACTCCCTAAAAGTATCAATAACAATCCAAAGGAATACTCCAATGAGTATCCCTGCAGTTAACCAGACCATGATTCTTGGAAACCAGTATTCAATTAAACGGATAGTATCCATCGAGATCTACTTTGGGCAGATATGCCCATCGAATTAAACGGTCTCCGGTTTCAATATCTGTATACACATAAACATCGTCCGGAATACGTTTGAACACAGATACTCCGTCGAATGCACAGAGATCAGTTCTCAGTTCCTTGTCGTGATATTGCCACTGGATCAATACTGGTTCTTCCTTCTTCGGAAATTCCTTGAAGGATCTCCAGTTGAATTCCGGGGCAGGATAAGCTTTCAGCGCTTCTTCCATTCTTTCTTCTCCTTCTTGGAAGTATGAGTCCGCATGAATTCTTCCATCTCTTCATCCCCAAGTTCCTTGATCCTGTCATTCTCCTGGTTCTTCCATTTTGAACTCCAGGATCCTTTGTTGAACTTTTCAGAATTCTTTTGATAACTGCGGCTCATTTTCTTCTTTTCCTTTTGAAATCAAACATGTCTGCCAAAGTAGGCTGAACGTATTCCTTCTTGGGTTTGGAGGGTCTCCTGCCTTTCTGGAGCCAGGCTGAAAGAATGTCATCAAACCCAAGGTCTTCGACTTTCTTTTTCGTCTTCACTACTTTAAGGATGTTCTTTCCATGAACTTCCTTGAAGTAAAGCCTGGCTGAATAGCAGGGAACCCTGTAATACATGAGATTGTCCATTGCAGCGATGCAGACAATCTCTTTGCCGTCAACATTCAGGAAGAACCTTCGTTCTCCTTTCTTTGGAGCCATTCTCATAGGTATT